TTGTAGATAAAGATCAAAGGGCTGGAGGTCGTGAAATATAGGTGATGGAATAGCAAACTAAAATATTGCAACAACCATTGGAAAAGTTTCTAGGAAAAATTTGCAATCATATAGAACATGAGTTAATATCAATACCTAGTAACAAAAGACCAATAAAGATACACTCTTTATAAATGCAAAATGAAAGAGACTGGGATACTTACTAATGGACCTTGGATAATAGCAAATGGTCAGCATCCTGTAATACAAACAAATAAATACATATGATTTTGGGAATGACAAATGTATTGCCTAAAGATTTTTGCAATTATTTAATATATATAATGCTCTTATGGCCTCATAAAAAATGTTAAGTTTCCAATGGTGTGGCTAAGCAATACTAAAGTTATACTAAAAAAGAGGGTAAGGGAATTTTGATAAATGATCTAAAAGAGAGGGATGTGTTGAAAAAAGATAAATACGGTCATTATTATTATTCAGAATAAGCCTTTTTCCAAGGTATATTAAATTAATTGTCATCACTTTTACATGCTGGCCAAGTTTTAACATTTATAGACTTATTACCTTCTGTTGTTCCTAGTGATGTTGACATAAAAGTAAATATATTGGTTCATTCAGATGATGCAGGTGGCAGTATAAAAATACACAACAAGAAAAATTTAAATACAGAAGAAATACATGAAAAAATAATAAAATTTTAAGAGGTTTTATCAAGGTTGCATAATCATAGTCTATCAACTAAAAAGGTTTGCATATCTAAAAATTATTGGGAAGTTTTATCCATTTTATATATAGGAAATAGATTATTGCCTTTAAATCCTAAGTTTAGTTCACAGCTGGAGATAGATTTCACAGGGCAGGGTTTATAAAAAGATTTGTTAAGTTCAACATCAAAAGCTATAGAAATGATAGATAAAGGTTGTAATTTTAATGAAGCATAATAGAAAAAAATCTAGACACAATTAGCTATTTTTGATTTTTACAATCAACTACCTAATAATACAATAATGCAGCTTGGCTCATTAAATTTGAATCACCCTATCTGTGATCTTATTTAAGGAACACAATCTGATTGTATAAGGTTACTGCAATAGGATATAGAAAATTTAAAATTTTAATTGGCTTTAATTTATAAGATAAATGATTAAGATGAACCAACAAAAATACCTGTTTAATGTAATAAGCTTTCAACACAAAAAAGGCCAGATATAACATCAATGCTTTCTGATTTAAACGATATATGTACTAAATGCTTTGGTAACATGGCAAAAGTAGAAAGAGACATTCTGGTTAATTTACCTATAAAAAATGCTTATTTCCAATTAATGAAGTATGAAAAGTTATGGCATAATGATAACTTTTTAGCTTCTATGGAATAAATGAACAAAGCCACTAAACTCAAATTATCTTTTAAGAATAGAGTTTATTTAATTAATATAAATAATACAGTTAATAACCTTAGTGATTTGATTTTATAAGATTACAGTGAAATTGATGGCCATTAATTGTTAAACAATGTAGTTATAAATACCAAACCACAGGCTGATGCACAGATTAATTTTCTAAAAGAATTATAGAAAGATACCATTAAGTAATACAAAATTTTCCATTATATAATGCCAACAAACATGACATCATATGTTATAAATTTATCCATAAAACCAACTATATTAGAAATATAAAACAACAATGTACCATATCACCTGAATAGTAGTTCAATCTCAGCTATAATAAATTAATTTATCCCTAAATAAAATTTTTTGAATGGTATAAAAAACATTAATAAATAAGAGGTTGATATGATAATAAAAAAGTATGAAAATTTGGACCCCTAAATACATGAACCTGATAGGTTATACAATTAATTAAATTTTATTAATGATAACATATATAAAAAATTCTTTTTTTATTCAAAAAGATTACATGAGAACAGGTTAATAAATAAAATTGATGATATAATTAATTTGTTGTCTTATAACACATTCAGTAATTTATGCTTGAAAGGGATGGATATACCGTCATCATATAAGAAAGAGTTGCAATAAGAAATTAATTCTGAAAGCTTGTAAGATAGGATGTTGGAAATAGTACCATTGTTCAACGTGGCAAATTAATGTCATTTTTATGATAAACTACGCCATGTAACAATTGACAATGTTAAATATAGTTTGAATCAGGGTTTTTTCGGTGAATTTAAAACATAATAGGAGGATATTTTTATTAAAAATATGAACATATCTTAAAATCCAACATAAATGATATAACTAAAAAGTCAAGTTAAGTTGAATAATCAATGGTTAGGTATTGGGAAATTACTTTGGCATTAAACTAAAGACAACTATTTAATAATAGACATAGAAGATAGCACAGTTAAAAATATAACAGGAAATATTATGTAACCTAATGAAATAAACCATATTAGTAGTTTAATATTATTCAACTTTTTTGAAAAAATGAAATTAAATGTTTATAACAATAATACAATATCCAATCACTATTTCTGCTAATTAGAAAATAATTTCTAGATAACATCTACAAGAAAAGGTATCATGTGTTTACCTTAAACATAAGATCATTGTTTGCCTGATTTAAATGATAAATATTTAATTAAGACACATAAAAAAGGTGACATCAATGTTATATTTAAAGAGAGCTTGTATATTAATGGAAGTTTTATTTCAAAAGACATTGTATTAGATTGTGAATCTATTTATGAATAAAGGAAAAATATATTTAATTCATTAGATATTGAAGTCAATATAGAAAATTTTAGTTTAATGGAGGCTGTACATGATTAATTTTCAGATTCTATAGAAATAAATGATAATTTGGATTAAGAGTCATTAAAAAATAATCATCTAAATTATAAAATATTTCTAAATAGCTTGGAGAATGTAACAGGTGACAATTAAGGTGTTAAAATATTAAATAATATGTCCAATAAATAACCAGAAAAAAGTCCTGAATTAAAAATTATGTTGCAAAAAGATTTAAAATCACTAAAAATATCTGATATTTACAATTATTGGAGTAAAAATGAATAAAACATAACAGCAATGACAAGGTCAGAAATTTTAAATATATAAAAAATGAGAATGAATAGTAATACTTTCTTACTATAAAATATAGAAGTTCCTTTCAATAACCTTTAATAATATTCTAATTACTTTATTGCAGGACCAAATTAAATAACTATTGATTTAAAATAAAAAATAAAATATTTTTTGGATGATGTTTTAAAAATGGATACAAATAACATAGTCTAAGGGTTGCAAAATTCATTCAAAGATGAGAAAAACAACTGCACTTATGATTTTATCAATTTATTGAAAAATAGCATGGTCAAATATACTGGTGATTAAGTTTTAGAATGGTTAGCATTATATCAGGAGGATATTGAACATATATAATCAATTTTATAATGGATATTTAACATATGCAGTAATGAAGAACCTTGTTTCCAACCAATAATAAAAGATAGTGGCATATTTTGTGGAGATAATTTATTAATACACAGAGATGATATATTTTCTTATTCCTTGTTTAACATAAATTTATATTAAGAGATAGCTGATGAAATAGATGACTTAGTTTTCGCAGTTTAAAGCCCATATCAAATCAATTTTTTTGAGTAAGAGTATTGGGACAAAGTGAATAATCTATAATTGTATAGTAATTAAGTTTTATCAAGTCCAAATATAACAACAGTGTTATATAGATTGAATGACTTATTATATTAGGACTTTATAGAAGAAGAATGGTGTTCAGCCAGCAGCCATAAATTCAATAAGTCTGATTAATTAATTGAAATAGAGGGTTATGAAAGAGTGTAAAAACCAATAGAATATAGAATAAAAAGAAATATCAAGAATAATTCACAATTGGCATCAACTAAGAAAAATGTAAAATAAAAAATACAACCAGAAATTTAAAAAGAAGAACTTTGTAAAGCATAACCTAAAGATAAAGCTTTGATAGAAGTATATCATCAAATATCTAAAGGTTTGCCTAGATATTTTTATCTTGATTTTTTTAAAAAAATATAAAAAGAGTAAGGAAGTAAAGATGAGCAAAAAACTGTCAAGGATTTGGGTAATGAAATATTAAACAAGATAATATCAGAAAAAAACAAAGCAAACAATCAGACTGAAAAAACTGTGTGGGATAGTTAAACAGATATATTAAATAATAACCTGAATCTGAATATAAATGAATTCCAAACAAAAATAATTAATTATGGTAATGGAGTCATGAATATTTTGAAAAATTATTGGGGATTTTCAGTTGACAATAATGGATGCATTTCATGTTCATTAACTAGAATGGAATATAATAATATAAAAAATTTATTTGTTTAAATAAAAGAGGTAGAAGATTTTAACACAAAATTAAAAGATAATAATGATTAAAATACAGTCAAACTTCTATCAATGGTAGCAAAAAATCCTATTATAGTCAGTTTTAAAGCTGAATCAGGTGACAAAATAACACAAGAGCTGTTGAATATATTAGAGAGATTAAAAAAGAAGAAAATTGAAATTAAACAGGAAGATGCTTTTGATTTCTGAGCTAATTTTTCAAAATGTGGTTATATTCACAGATTTCAAAGATATAATTACA